GGTTCTACAAGGACTTTACGACTGCAATCTCTTACCCACAGACATCCCTTTGTTCGCTTGAAATCGAAGGTCTAATCTAAGGAAATATATATATGACTACTATCATTACTGCTCTTCCGACTCCTCCGACTCAGAGCGATCCGACTAACTTCAGTGACCGTGCTGATACGTTCCTGACTGCTCTTCCTACCTTCGTTACTGAAACGAATACTCTAGCTGCTGAACTCACCCAAATCGGTACGAATAGTTCTTCGGCCGCTACGACTGCTGTTGCTGCAGCTAGTTCTGCTGTATCGGTTGCGGGCGTTGTGAAGTGGGTCAGCGGTACGACGTATGCAAACGGCGCTGCTGTGTATTCTCCGAGTAACTATCTGACGTATCGCAGGATTACCGCAAGCGGTTCCGGTACAACTGACCCTAGTGCTGATGCAACGAATTGGACACCTGTCAGCGGTACAGGTAATGTCAGTACCGACGGAAGTGGGAATCTTGCCATCGGTGTCGGAGGTGTTGCAGGCGCTCGTCTTGATGTACGTTCTACCGCAAGTAATCCTGTTGTCAAGATTGCGGGTACTGGTACCGGTCTGCTTCTGCAAGCTAACACAGGTGCTCTTGGTTCTGAAAACGAAGAGTTTGCTGTAGACAATACAGGTCGTGTCTTTGTGAATACAAGTAGCACGCACGCTGCTTCAGACAGCTATCTGTTTGTGACAGGTGATGCATCCTTGTACGGTTCTACACCGTCTCTGCTGTTCAACGCATATCAGAACGCAGGTCAGTATTACACGAAGAGTGCTGGTTATTCCGCTGCGGTTGATTTTGATACTACCAACGGTGCCTTCAGTATCTCTAGTACAACCGCTTCTGGTTCTGGTGCTGTCACCCCTACTGTGAAGTTTAAGACAGATGCTTCTGGTTGGATGAGTGCTCCCGTTGGTATCGGTGTTGGTTATCTTGCTGGTAACAGTACGACTCCAAACGATTCTCAACGACTTGTGAAGATTGTTACTAATCAAGATAATGTTGTTGGGTTTTCTGCGCAGAACAGTAGCACCGGAACAAACAGTTCAGTTAGCACTCGATTTGTTGCCGGTACAGGAGCAGGTTGGGAAATGAAGCTGAACGCACCCAGTACAACGGTTGCCCCCGGTTGCTTTGAAATCAAGGGTGACACAGGTGGTGGAATCATGTTCAACAACCTAGGTGCTGTCGTTGGTAACAATGTTCCTGGTAACATTCAGGGCGTTTTCAACGTTGTTGGAAACGGCAGTGTTGCGATGCGAGTCCGTCAGTTCTCTTCGAGTTACGATGCTCTGAAAGTTCAGACAAGCAGCGGCGAAAACGTAGGCATGGTTGTGAATGCATCAGGTCTTGTCGGTATGGGTGAAATTACAACCCCGAGTGCTGACTTGCATATCATGCGAACCGCTGTAGTTCAAAAACTGGAAGGTTCTGCTTCGTCTGAACTGCGGATGTACGGTACAAGCGGTCAAGTCAAGATTCGGAATGTCGATGGTTCAGGTTTGACGATTTCTACCGCTGTTACTGATGTCGGTACTGTAACCAACGTTGCCAAGTTTGAGACTGACTCTCTGACCGCGTACCAACCTCTAGTTCTGAAGAAGATTGGCGAAACGAACCAATTTAGTATTACTCGTCTTACGGGTGAAAACGGAAATACTACGATTCGGAATCAAGGGGTTGGTCAGCTTGAACTAAACGCTTACGGCGTAGGTATCAATGGGACCGCAGATGTAAACACAACAATCAATGGTGCCCCTGTTATTCTGACGAGTTCAGCAGGCACCACGTTTGTACATCAAGTTGTATTCTCTCAGAACATTCGCATCACAACATCCGCCACTGCTCCGACAGGACCTAATGACCTTACTCTGGGTGGTACTCGTCCAGGTGGTTCTTACCAAGGTGAGCTGCTGTATGTACAAAACGGTGAATCGGTCGATACGTATATCTACACGAACGGTAAGTGGAGGAAAGGGTCTAGTTTCAGCAGTTCCTTCTAATAACTAATCATGCAACAAAGAATCCTTAATATCCTGATTGCAATCGATCAGCTACTCTGGGTTCTTTGTACCTCCTGACGGATTAATATCATCAATTCTGATTAGGCGCTGTTACAATTACCTTTGGTAACGTTTACTAATACAAACTAATAAACACCAAAGGACAACATGAAAGAACGTAAATTGCAAGATACTATCGACCCTGAAATCTGGCAGGGATTACCCCAGACTATTCAAGAAAAAGTCAATCGATTTGATCGTGAATACAGACAAGAGCTAGCTGAACGACATGACAGGATTGAAACACGAGCTAAGTCACTAGAAGACAAGATCGACGCTCTAACAGATACGATTACCGATCAGCAGAAGGAACTACAGGCTTTCAAGGAAAGTACAAAGGATCTGCTTGAAGCATTCCGTAATATTCAAGGGTTGATCAATATCATCAAGTTCATTGGTGGTATTGCAAAACCTTTGATTATTTGTGCCGGTGCTGTGAGTGCTTTCTATATGTATTTCCAAGGGATTAAGATTAAGTGACTATCGTCACCTGTCCTTGGAAATCTAAGTACTTTCAAGGCATCGAGATTAAATGAAAGAAATGAAATGCTAGAAACTATTACATCTGGTGTTCTCGGTAGTCTAGTAGGTGGAGCATTCCGGTTAGCACCAGAACTCCTCAAGCTAGTCGACAAGAAGGATGAACGCAAGCACGAACTCAAGATGTTTACCCTACAGACTGATCTAGAAAAGGTCAAGGGTGAATACCGCATGGAAGAGAAGTACGTTGATTTCAGCGTAGCTCAATTACAAGCTATCGAAAGTACACAGAAGACTGAACTGGAAGCCTTGAGTAAAGCACCCGCTTGGGTTGCCGCTATGTCTGCGCTAGTCCGTCCGATCATTACGTACCTGATGTTTGCTCTGTATATCGGTATCAAGATTGCCTTCATCTGTCAGGGTATCTTCGTTGATCCGGATGAATGGGCGTTGGTACTTGCGAAGAATTGGACGAATGACGATATTGGAATGCTGATGATGATTCTGACGTTTCACTTCGTTGGTCGTCCTCTTGAGAAGTACAACAAGTAAGCATGCAAGACTCTCCTTCGTATTCTTCTGTTGTACCGATGTCTACGCAGGAGAAACTAGAAATTGTCAAGAGTATTTGTGTACAGGAGTTCCTTGTACCTTTTGAGGGATATGCAAAGCGTCTACCGAATGGAGATTGCCAAGCCTATCCCGATCCGGGAACAGGAGGAGCACCTTGGACGATTGGATATGGTTGTACGTTTGACGTAGACGGAAGTCCTATCAAACCCGGTACTGTCTGGACGCTTAAAAAGGCTCTGTACGTCAAAGGGGTCGTTCTGAATGCCTTCCTATTGACTCTCCTGAAAACAAGCCCAAAACTGATCCTAGAGCATCCTAGACGCATTGCTGCTGTACTCTCTTGGGTGTACAACATCGGATTTGGGAACTACAGGGTTAGCACCTTCAAGAAGCGCATTGAAGCGAGGGATTGGGTTGGTGCTCAGAAGGAAGCCATGAAATGGAACAAGGCTAACGGAAAGGTCATGAAAGGACTGACAACTAGACGTGCTGCAGAAGGAATGGCTCTGGTCAATCCTTGAGATACAAATCGAAGACGGAAGTAGAAACGCCCGTATACCCGAGGAATCATCCTTTGGGTATACGGGCGTTTTGTTATTTAAGGATGGTTTATTTTCCATCTTGTGTTCGTACTTGATACAAACAGTCTTCTTTACATCAACAGGTACGATCACTTTGTTGATCAATCGGTTCTTTCGTTCAACGACATCAAGCTGTTCTGTACATTGGTACACAGAAAGGTCCAGTTTTACAGTATCACTCGGGTATCGCTTTGCTGCCGCAATTAAACCAGAAGCTAAAAGCAGAAGGGTGACTGCGATCATTACAACAATCACCATCCCTAATATCTTATCAAATATCCTTGACATACTAAACACCTTCAGAAAATGGCAAATACCATAATGTTTACTTTTTTCGACAACCTTGGACATTACTGACACGCTAGACACCTTCATAAATCTGAACAAAAGCGGTTTGTGTACTACAAATAAGTCCCCTTCCTGCTCTAGTCAAACAAATACCCAGGATGTCTCGCGAGTTGTCGCAATCGAAAACTGACTTGTCAATGTATACAGAAGTTAGTTGCATACCTGACAAATGCGCACGCGGGTCTCGACCTATTGTCTTCAGATTCATCAGATGCAGGATGGACGGACCAATATGGATTGTGCTTTCGCATCGTCTAATCTTTGAATTTCCATCTGTGTCGACAACTTCCTGTAGAGTCACCAAGTCTGCAAAACTAGATGATTTGTTTAAGACTAGAACATTCTGGGTCGTTGAGAAAGGATTACTCGCTTGATGCTTTTGTAAAAGTTCAGTAATAGAAGGGTATTTGAGAGCCTTCAGAAAATAACAAATATCATAAGGTTTACCTTTTTCGACAGAATTTGACATCATTGACACGCAAGACACTCCTCTTTACTAGCCTGCACACCCGCTTGGGTATACACATAATACAGCCCAAGGATACTCTCGTCTTCAAAGGCTTGTTGATGAATCTTTGCGATGTACGCAGGGTCTTCGTCTGCACTGAAGAACAAGTTCAAGGACTGCCACTGATCCAGATACCTTGCACGTCCAGAAGCCATCCGAAGAATAGCACTCTGGTCCATCTCAAAAGCAGTCCGGAACAGTAGTTTCTCAT